CGAAAATTGGTGCTCAACCAGTGAAAAGTAGCCGGAAGCCGCATAAAGGGAATAGTTCGCTTGTTGATGTGCAAGGTGGACCAAACGCTTCTCGGTCGAACTTTCTTCGGAATGGTTCGACCGGGGAGCTTTTTTGTTTTTATCAATGGTTTCGTCGGAGAGGTTGAAATAGAGGATCAGCTCGGTGTTGGTGAGCTCGATGTGATCCACAAAGGTATCAACCAGGCGGCGGCAGTAGGCCTTGGTGCGCTCCGAGGGGGAGACACGGAACTGCTGCAGCAGGAACAAAATCTGGTCACGGGTGAAGGTGAGAGGCTTTTTGGCGGTGAGGGAAGAGAGCTGATAGGAAAGCGTGCTCTCCTGCTGCTCCAGGTCGGCAAGGCGGGCAGAGAGGGCGGCGCTGGAGGTGCCGTTCTCAATGGCAGTGAGGATGTTCTGAATCTTGCTGCGGACATCGGACAGGGATTTTTCCAGCGCCTGCTTCTCCGGATCCGGGCGCGCGGCCTCAGCCTGCTGCAGCTCCACGATGGCATCCGCAATCTGCTCCAGCAGCGCGGGCTCCAGCAGCAGATCGGCGACGGCGTTGACCACCATAGCTTCCAGCTCGTCCTGCGGGATGTTTTTGCGGGTGCAGGCGCGGCCAATGGAGCGGCCGGGGCAAGCGTAATAGTGGTACATCTGGCCGTTGCCGCTGCTGCGTCCACAGACGCCTTTCATCAGGCAGCCGCACTCTCCACAGTACAGTTTGCCGGAGAGGATATAATCGGCGCGGGAGGCGTGCGGGGTGCGGCTCTGGCGGTTGCGTTCAAACATTTTCTGTGCCCTTTCCCATAGATCATTGTCGATGATGGCCGGGATCGCGCCCTCGATGCGGACATCAAACTTTTTACTGACGTAAACGCCGCGGTACATCTCGTTCTGGATGATGCGGTTGATACTGCTTTTGTTGAAAGGGCCGCCGTGGCTGGTGCGCAGGCCCATGGCGTTCAGACGCTCCACGATGGAGGAGGAGGACAGCCCGGCGGCGTACTGCTCAAAGATATACCGGACTGCCTCGGCACCTGTGGGCTCGATGATGTAGTGCTTGTCGGCGTCCACGGTGAGGCCCAGCGGGCGGGAACTGCCCAAGGCCTTGCCCTTGAGGGCAGATTCCCGCATGCCACGGCGGGCTTTTTCGGCCAGCTCGGCGCTGTAGTACTCGGCCAGGGCTTCCATCAGGCCCTCAATGATGATGCCCTCGGCACCGGAGATGTTGCTCTCGGCGGCATAGAGGATCTCCACACCGTTGTCCCGGAGCTTTTTCTTATAGACGGCGCTGTCGTAGCGGTTGCGGGCCAGGCGGTCGGTTTTCCAGCAGATCACGGCGTCAAAGGTGTGCGCCGCACTGTCGGCCACCAGCTGCTGGAAGGCAGGGCGGTCATCGGTTTTGCCGCTGATATGGCGGTCTACATACTCGCGCAGGATGGTCATGCCGTGGGCGCGGGCGTAGGCCTCGCAGTCCCGACGCTGGCCCTCGATGCTCTGCTCGGTCTGGCGGCTGCCGCCGGAGTAACGGTAGTAAGCCACCAGGCGCGGCGCCTCGGCCGCAGGAGCTTTTTTGCGGGGCATGAAAACACTTCCTTTCCGGGCGGTTGCCCATATGCAGGGAGTGTGGTATACTGACCCCTGCAAGCATAAAATTCTCTTTGTCCGGTTTTGTGCTGCACTCCATGTTTCCCCGGCGCTGCATCGTACCAGTGCCGGGGCTTTTGCTTGCCCATATCCAAAAAGCGTGCTATGCTGTAAGGGCAGGCAACGCATGGAAAGAAACCTTCTTGTTTTTATCCTTACCTTTTGGCGACGGGGCAGACCCCTCCAGTTGGAAACGGCTGGAGGGGTTTGTGCGTTTTTTACGTGAAAGTTGCACAGGCGGCTTTACAAAGGGGGCTGGATTGCATATAATGAAGATGCAAGGTATAGCTTTGCACTTTCAAAAAGAAGGAGGTCTTTTTGATGGCGACAAAGAGTATTACAAAGAATGTCGTGATTCGTTCAAAACCGCTTGCACGGAATTTTGTACGAGCATTGGAAAATGCAGAGGGAAAGAGCAGCAAAAATGTCGTTGTGGATAAGACTGTCCATGAGATCAAGGGCGATGCGCTGCGTGAGATGTTTGGAAAGAAATGACAGGATACGGATTAGTTAACCTAAAAGATATGATCCAAGAACTCGGAGAGGGTCGAACAAAGGAGATCCTTTCCGAGTTTTCTTGTCCGCTGAATAAGGACGTGGAGTTTTTTCTGCATTGCAAGGCCATTGAATTTGCCAGGCAGGGAATTGCCCAGACGCAGCTGGTGGTGACATCTTACAAAGACAAACCAGTGCTGGTGGGATATTTTACACTGTCAAACAAAGTGCTCGAAATTCCACGCAAGAACATTAGTAAAAATGTTGCAAAGAAAGTGAATCGTTTTGCAATGGCAAGGGATGCGCGACGCTCTATGACGGACAATTACATGATCTCAGCACCTCTGATTGGTCAGCTTGGCAAAAATTTTGCCAACGGATACGACAACCTGATTCCGGGCGACGTGCTGTTGAAGCTGGCGACTGATAAGGTGCGCGCGATCCAGGCGGTGCTGGGCGGCAAGTTTGTGTATCTGGAATGCGAGGACAAAGACGCGCTGCTCAATTTTTACGGAGACAATGGCTTTGTGATCTTCGGCAAACGGGATCTTGACCGAGATGAGCGAGACCGGCAATCCGGCCAGTATTTGGTGCAGCTTTTGAAATATCTGGGTGATTGATTGTAGTTCCATGTGGCCTGCCAGGCATACCTTGGCGGGCTTTTTGTTTGCCCCTCCGGCTGGAAACAGCTGGAGGGGTTTGTGCGTTTATAAAACAAGGAGCACCCGGCGGGGAGCTCCTTGAAAAGAACAATTATTTGGAAGGTACGGTTGCACGAATTTTCTTTTTAGATGGAACGTAATTTGGATCATATTTCTTGCTTTTACGTTCCAATTTTTCAAAATTGCAGCATACCTTTTGATACAGCGGGATTTTACGACTGAGAGCTTTGCGGTATGTGGATTCTGCACGCTGGAGAATAAGATCGCGATTCTTGTTGCAATAATTTAACTGATTCAACAAGAGCATTTTATAATTCTCATTTTCGATACTCTGAATATCAAATTTGATCAAGCAAGATGGAATAACAGGAATCATATTGTTGAAGCCCATTAGGCCAAGACGACCATCGTCGAGTTTCATAACAGGACCGCCGCCTTTGATGTTAACGTGATTGGGCTTAGGGGATTCAAGGGGAACATAATAATCAATGCCGTTGATGGAGAGTACAATTCCAACATACGGACGCCGCTGCCCCTTATTGTATTGCACACGGGTGTCAATACTATGTAAATAGCTGATATAGTGTTCGTTAATGTGGTAAAATTGAAACTTCCCCATAATTCAGCTCCTTAATCCAAGAAGGTGCGGAACAGTAACCTGTCCCGCACCCTTTTTCATTCCTCACTATACGGCAGAGGTTCTCCGCTTTTTTCATTCTCTACTCACGGTAAGAGCTCACCGCTTTTTTAATTCCCCATTTTTTCATGGCAGGGAGGGGCTACCCTCTTTCAGCGGACAAGCAAAGACCAGCAGTCTTTTCATTGTCTTGGCAGGAATACGTTCCTGCAAGTCTATTATACGCTCGGTGAGCGGGTTTGTACACGAAAAAAATGTGAAAAGTTGCAAACGCAACAGAAAAACTAAAAATTAGGGCTTGACAAGCAATGAAAATTCAAAAATCCTTCACAAACAAGACATAAATAAGCAGACTTAATAGGAACCTGCTGGAGGGGTTTGTGCGTTTATAGGGGTAAATGAAATTTAATTAAGAGCAGACCACTCATCTTTACTTATACTCTCCACACTAAAAGAATTTGAAACAGCAAAATTAAAGACTTGTCCACATGGCTCTCGAAAAGGGAATGTGATGGTGAAATGATAAAAAGAAGTATGAGTTCCCCACAAATTTTGTGTACCGAACCAAGTAGATGTGCTGGACCCATACGCAAAATAAATAGAGTAGCCTCCCGGAGGAACAACTGTTGTAAGCGTTTCACCAGCACGAACATAATAACTTTTAACGATTTTAGAACCCTGGCAGAGACAAAAGTAGTAGCTATTGTTTTTGCTGGCAGTAACCGTAAGCGGGATCGTATTTGATTCATTTGAGCTGCTATAAACAATACTCGTTTGAGGCTGAACTTGGGGTGATAATGAAATAGAAGAACTTGCCGTTTGAAAAGATGGAGAAAGGTTTTCACTCCCTCCGACGTGATTTCCAAAAACGGCGCCGAAGGAAAAGGCAATAAAAAAGATAACGAGAGCGGAAAACACGTTGGCCTTAAAAGCCTCTTTCTGTGAGGTTGTGTATCTGTGATGCCAGTAGGTGGCATCGTGCCCATCAACCTCATTGAATTTATGATAATTTGCAATAGCGCTGTTTAACGTTTGGATTTCAGAATCGCTCTCTTGCAGATCGGAAGTGGCTTTTTGATAATTGCGCTGCTCAGAAAAATACAATTCGGCCCATTGTTCAGCTGTTTTTCCACGATAGAGTTCCCGCTCTTGGAGATGGCACTCAAGGCGCTGCTTTTCTGCAGACAGTGCATCATACTGTTTCTCTTTTTCTTTGAGCGCAGCTGCCAAACGTGTATAACCGAGTTTCCATTTTTCAGCCTTCCGCTGAAGGTCTGGGTCGGCCACAATGCTTGTAGGCTGTTGGCTGCGCAGATATTCAATTTCCACGCGCATTTCGGAGAGCGTTGCCTGATAATGCTCACATTCTTTTTCCAATGCAAGATATTTTTCTCGCCAGCTGAGATCTGCGGGATCATCTGGCAGGCGGGTTTGCGTGTGCTGTTCAAAATAGCGGTCGGCCCAATACTTGGCACCATGGCCGAGATAAGAGCTTGACATAATTCTCTCCCATACAAATAAACCGTTCCGGCTGATGCTGGAACGGATTTTTTATTTACGCTTCTTTTGCACCCAGGTCAGGCGCAGAACATTTTTTATAACGGCCGGTGAGCACAAGGTCCTCCACATACTCCACGGCCTTGGTCTGTCCCTCCTCGTTGAGCTGGTCAAACGAGGACAGCAGAGCAGACTGCCGAGGGGTGAGTACAGTTTCACCGTTTGAGGTATCGCCGGATAGATCGTCAAGGGTATACCCCATGCAGTGGACAACCGCAGAAACGGTGGACAACTGAGGGTCTTTTGTCTGTCCAGCAAAGAGCTTATTCAAGGTTCCTTTAGGGACACCGGAAGCCGTTGCAATCTGCTCAATTGTCATGCCGCTGTTTTTTTTCAGTTGGACAAGCCTTTCAAGCCACACGGTAAAAACCTCCCCGTTAATTGATAAGCCCATTATAAAAGAGAAAAAAGCACAAGTCAATAATAAATTACCGAATTGTATAAAAAATTGCAAAATGGGGTTGACTTTTACCGAATAAGGATATAAAATCAAAATAGAATTACCGCTTACGGTAAAATCAAAATAGAAAGGAGAAAAGGCAATGGATAACTTAAAGGCTGAAATGCAACGGAATGGATTGACCGTCAGGGACATCATGCGAACGATCGGCTGTTCCGAAAAAACCGCAAGGAACAAGATCAACGGTGAAACGGATTTTACTTATCCAGAAGCGGAAGAAGTGCGTAACAGACTTTTTCCGGGGATGCGGATGGAGTATCTGTTTCACCAGCCGGGGAAAAGCGCATGAAGGGAGGGAAGAAGGTGGAGGAAGAAACAAAAAAGCCCTGCACGCCTGTGGAAGAGGCGGGCGGGGACTACAACGAACTGGGGCTGTACTTACACAGCAAAGAAAATAACCGAACACTGGAAGCGGCACAGACCCTTTGGGAATTCCTGCCGGGGTGGATGGCGGCCAGAAAGATGGCTGTGTATGACCCTGATTATAACAGGTCGCTTTCCGGGGTGATTGCCGAGAATGCAGAAATCATTCTGAAAGCAGCTCAAGACATGGCCGGATGGGGTCTGGCAGAGTGCGAACCGGCCAGGAAGGAAGAAACTCCACAGGGATAAGCCCCTGCCGGAACATCTGATAGATTGCGCCAGTGCATTGCTGACATTGCTCAAAGTTTGTGTCGTTGCAGCGGTCACAGACGTTAGGAACCGAGAAAACCGGAGACTTTCCGGGGACAACTCTGCAGCAGATTTCGGATTCCATTGCAGGCAGAATTCCCAGAGCGTCAAAGGGACATTGAATTTCAAACATGATTTTGTAAAGCACGGGTGGCTTTCATCTCCTTTCAGTGCAAGTATGGCACAAATCGGAGAATAAGGGCCAGCCGGGGAAGAATGCATGAAACTAAGGAGGACAAAGAGATGGGCAAGAAGAACGAGGCGGCCCGGATGATGGCAAACCTGAACGGGCCGTGGAGCAATGCAGCCTGCATGGGCTATTGTCTGATCGCTATGCGCCGGGCAAACCTGCGCCCCGGCGCACAGCGCCGGGTGCTGATGGTGCTGGAGCAGTGTTTTGACGATGTCAGCGTGGAAGACGCCGAAAAAGCAGGCTATGCCAATACGGAGGGATAAGGACATGGAACGTTTTGTGATCGTGATGCCGGTGGACACCAGCGCTTACCTTTTGCCCTGTGACGACGGGGACACCTGCAAGCTGGAGACGCTGCAGAAGCTGGTGGGCGGGCCCATTGAGATGGCCGACACCTGCCTGGCTGCCAGCTGGGCACGGGAGGATGTGGACAGCATCCAGATGGCCGTGAACGAAGAGGGCCTGCTGCAGGAGTTGCCTTACAATGAGCACGCCACGGATCTGTACGCGTTCAACTACATGAGCAGCATTGTAGGTCCGGCAGTGCTGATGGCAGCGCGGGGCGATGAGCTGATCGGCTTTGCAAAGTCGGTGGCCGAGAGCATCTGCGCCGAGTGGGAGGTCCCGCTGGAAGCACCCGGCGAAGGCGAACGCTTCCAGACCTTTAACCCGGACTGACAGGAGGCGTGAATGGACGGTGAAAGCGGGCCGCTGAAGATGTGGCAGATCTGGGCGCTGTATGACATTGCCGCGGACTTTTACGCAGACCCGGAGAACCAGGCTGCGTTTGAAGCATGGCAGAAGCAGCGGGAGAAGTGCAAGAAAACAAAAAGGCCCTGCCGGCGTGACAGCACCGGCAAGGCCAAGGGGTGATGAAAGCAGCATGCACTCATCACCAGAAGTTTAACACAAACGGGAGGTTTTGACAATGCGGAAATGGATCTATTACTGCGGCAGCTGGGCCAGCCTGATCGGCTGCCTGCTGGCGGCAAGCGGGCTGGAAAGCTACACGGGCTGGGCCATGGCCGGGTGTTTTGTGGGGGCGCTGGTGCTGCTGGCGCTGGCTGTGGTGCTGGCGGGCCTGGGCAGCTGCGCCGAGCAGGAAGAGGACGAAAAGCCCTGCAAGGAGCGGCAGCCGCAGGAAAAACGAGCGGCTGACCGCAGAAAGGCGGGCTGAAGGATGGGCAGATACCGCGTGAATGTGGAGTGCAGCCAGAAGCTGCCACAGACCAAAAGCGAATACTTTACACACTGCAGCTACGAGGTGCAGGCCATCAGCAAGGGCGTGGCAAAGGCCATGGTCGAGGACAAAGCCCGGGCAGAGCACGGGGGCTGTACCTGCAAGGCCTACAGCGTGGAGGTGCTGAAGTGAGTCGGCCGGAGAACATGACGCCGGACGAGGCAGAGATCTGGCAGCGGATGGAGCTGCACGGCGAGGAGCTGGTGCGGGACATGGGCGCTGCCCTGATGCAGGCCGACAAGCTGCCGGAGTGGATGCAGGAAGCAGCGGTGAACATGCTGTGCGACAAACTGGCAGACGCCCGGGCGCTGGCGGCCAGCTGGATGAACGACCACGGGGAACCGTGAAGGAGGACAAGAATGAAAAGCAAGATTGAAATCAACATTTCGGTGATCGACGACGGCCCGGTGGTGATGCGCTGCCAGGGCCAGAACACAAGCAAGGGCAAAGCGCTGGACGCCCTGGAAGATGCCTACCTGAGCACCGCGGCGCAACTGATGAGAAAGGGCCTCTCCAAGGCCGAGCAGGAGGAAGCCGCCAAGGAATTTGGCGAGATGATGCAGGACCGGCTGCTGGCCATGGTGCGAGGAAAAGGCAAACGGTATATGGTCAGCAGCGAAAAAGAGATGAGCTTTATGACGGAGCTGATGCGGCGGCAGGGGGAGGTGCAGCCTTGACCTACGAAGAGTACCGACGGGAGTTGAACGAGGCGCTGGAAAAGGCGGACTGGATGAACCCGCGGGACAAAAACGGCCCGGCGTACCGGGTACTGGCCCGTGCGGCACGGGACAAGGCCCTGCCGCTGGCCCAGTGGCAGAAGCTGCACGACGAATACTACGAAAGGACAAAGAGATGAAGAAGAAACTGAGCCTGACCGAGAAGATCAGCCTGGCGGAGAACAATGCGGTGGATTTTATGCACGCCTGCGTGACCATTGCCCTGCACGACGAGTACGAGGTGGGTGTGCAGCGGCTGCGGAAGGTAAACCTGCGGCGGGACGAGATCAATGAGGAGATGCTGGAAGTGATGGCCCAGCCCCGGAAGAGCGGCCGGGAACAGGCTGCAGCCGGGCAGGCCTGGCTGGTGAGCCTTTTGCCGGAGGGGGCGGAAACGGAGTTCCGGGTGCCGCTGGGCAAGGGCGCGGCCCGCAAGCAGAAGGAGCTGCAGATCCGCATGGCGGTGGACAACGCTGCCACGCTGGAGCGGCGGGTATACGCGGCGGCCTGCGCCGAGGTGCTGGGCTTTGGAGCCAAGCGCCTGAACAACTTACATAAAGCGGTGCTGGAAAACTTCCGGCAGCTTTCCACCTGGGCCATAGAGGACGGCGTGGACGTGGCGCTGGAGCGTTTTTGCCGCTGCGCCCGGGATGCCTACAAGACCGACGTGCAGGTGGAGGATATCCCGGACGCCCAGGCGCTGCACCAGCAGCAGCGCCAGACCCGGCAGGCGCTGGACGGGCTGGCAGAGCGGGCCTGGCTGGTGGAGGCCAGCCGCAAGCGGGTGGGCTGCCTGCCGCTGGCCCCGGCGGAAGTGGAAAAGCGCATCCAGACCGTGCTGCAGGCCCCGGCCATGCCGGAGAGCTGGGAGAGGAGGCGGGCGAGATGACCGAGATCTGGGCAGGAATCTGCAGACTTATCAGGATTCAGGCGTATGATGTGCAGATCTGGCTGCTGGAGCGCAAGAAGTGGTTGCTCGACTGCGGAATCGGGGCATTGGATGCACAGATCTGGTGCTGCAAAAAAGTAATTGAGATCACGGAGGCATGGGAATGACACTGAAGGAGGCAATGGCCTACCGGGGCGAGAACGCCGACACCCTGGCGGAGAAGATCGGCATCCGGGCCGGGGAGATCACCAAGTGGATGCGGCCTGCCGGGCTGCTGCGGGTGCCGTCGGCACGGCTGCAGCAGCTGGCCGTGGCGCTGGATGGCGGGGTGCTGGTGACGGCGGACGGCGCGGAAGTGGAGCTGTATGGGAACAGAGGCAACGCATGAGCAAGGACAAATGTAGGATGAGCCGGAAGCGCTTTTGCAAAAAGGCGGCAGGAAAGTGGGACGTGCAGGTACAGGAGGTGCGGGACATAGTGAGGGAGGAGCGGGTGAACCCGCTCAAGCGGCGGCAGGAAAAGATTGCGACCGCAAAGCACCAGGCCGGGAAGCAGGAGGGCAAAGCCGTATGATGGTATACAAATACAGTCTTCACGACCCGGACAGCGGGAAGGTGCTGTACGAGGGCACGGCGGCAGATCTGGCAGCGCAGGGCGTGGTGGTCTCTGAAAAGGTCCTGCCGACGCTGTGGCGGGACCAGCAGCGCAAGACCAGGCGGCACTGCAAGCACCGGTGGGACGTGACCCGGGAAAAGGTGGAGGTGGCCTGCAGCCGGAAAGCCTACAAGGTGCGACTGAAGCCGAAAAAGACGGAGAACGCCCAGGCAAAGCCGCCGAAACGGCCTGCAAAGCCGAAAGCTGCTGCGCTGCCGGTGCCGAAACCGGTGGCACCCAGAGCGCCCCGGGTGCGGCTGAAGAAGTACCTGACAGACCCGACCCCGCTGCAGCGGGACGTGCGGGAGCTGGAAGGCTACAACGCCAAGGCCCGGGAGCGTGGAAAGAAAGAGCTGAGCTATGGGTACTGGGCAGCAGAGGGAAAACCGGCTGCTCCGGCATGGTAAAGCCGGTATGCATGCCGGACTGCCCGGACCGGCACCCAGCCTGCAGCGACCGGTGCGAAAAATACCGGGCCTGGAAAGCCGAGGTACAGAAAGAAAAGATCTACACGAAGAGCCAGAACGATGCGAGAAAGATCAACCGGAACGACTTTGACGCGGAGTTCTGGATGGGCGGAAAACACAAATAATGAGCCCCCGGCGGCGTGGACAGCGCGCGGCCGGGGGCTTTGGCGACGGCGGGAGCGTCAGGCCGAACGGGTGCTGCCAGAGGGAAAGCTCTGGCGGCAGGCGTTTGAACTGAACAAGTCATTCCTTTTTATAATAGGCGTCCGGGGCAGGCGCTTTGGGGGCTTGTATACCCGTTAATCTTGTGACTGTGTGGGCCACAGAAAAGAAACCAACACGAAAAGTTTACCGGACAGGGAGGGCACCGGGATGCGAAAAAGCTACATCCGGGAAAAAAGGACCCTTTGCGGGGACACATACCAGGCCGTGGGCATTTACCCCGTGACGGATCAGGAGCACCGCCAGCGGGGCAAGAAGCGCAAAGAGAGCGACAAGGGCCAGAAAAGCCGGAACAAGGCCGCCAGTCTGCGCCGTCGACTGCGCAAGGTGCTGGCCAATTTTGACCAGAACGGCTTTTACCTGACCGCTACATACGAGGACGCCTACCTGCCCGAGGACGAGGAAGGCTGCTGGCGGGACGTGAGAAACTACGCCCGGCGAGTGCAGCGGGCGGCACGCAAGCGGTTTGGCGTGCGGGGGACCTGGCTGAAGTTGATGCTGTGGGCCGTGCGCAACGGCGAGGCCGGGCGGCTGCACATGCATGGCTTTGCCCAGTGCCCGGGGCTGAGTGAGGCAGAGCGGCGGGAGCTGCGGTATATGCTGGAGGATCTATGGCGGCGGCGTGTCCCCGGCACACGGGAGTTTGAGCCCATGGGCATCATGAACGCAGACCGGATCATCATGAAGAAGATCCTGGGCATTGACGGGCAGGGGACGAGCGGCACGGTGGGGTACATCTACGGCCACAGCTTCCGGCGGTGCCTGGAAACCAGCAACCTGACCCTGCCGGAGGAGCAGCCGGCAGCTGACACCAAGTGGAGCCGCCGCCAGCTGCGGGAGGCCTGCAGCGAACACGCGGAGGACCCGGCGTGGTGGGAAAAGCAGTTCCCGGGATGGGAGTGCGTCAAAATACAAATCTTCGACCCCGGCGGGCTGCACGAGAATGCCGAGCCCCGGCCGGAGGGCTGGGAAGCCACCGAGCCGCAGGCATATGTGATCCTGCGGAGGCGGGAGTTTGCGAAAGTTCGCACATGACAGACAAGATAATTTTATTTTGCGCGTAAAATAGGCGGTTTGTGCGGGGAATGTGTGAGATATCAGCCAAAAACGGCAAAAAAGCAGGAAAGGCGGCGGGCAGGTGACCAAAAAGCAGCGGAAAGAGGTGCGCAGGGCGCTGCGGCAGTACGACGGGCACGGCAGGTGGGCAGCTGTGCTGGCCCGGGTGCGGGACTACTATGCCCGGACGGACCCTGCCTGCTGGGAACTTTTGCGGATGCGCTACCTGGAGGGCATGCGGGAAGAGGACGTGATCCGGGCGCTGTACATCGGGCGGACGACCTACTACAGCAAGGAGCTGGAAGCGCTGAGCACGGTGGGAATCTATGCAGCAGCGGCGGGGCTGCTGGATGCGGAATGACAGCTGCGGGGACGCAGAGGGATGGCTGAGCGCTGCGGCGCGCGGCCTTTTTGTGCTGTCGAAAAAGTCCGGAGGTTTTTTGTGCGGCGGTTTGCGATAGACTGGAACCATGAGCACAGAGGGAGGGCCTGGGATGGCACAGCGGAAATACTGCAAAAATACCGTGTCGGGCCGACAGGGGCGCGGGAAAAAGTACCCGGCCAAGGTACGGGCCGAGGTGGTGATGGCCATGATCGGTTCCAACTCCATCTGTGCAGTAGCCCGGAAGTACGGCGTGCCGGAGAGCACCATCCGCAGCTGGATGGCGGAAGAAGCCAAAAAGCCGGACGGGGTGTTTGCCGAGGCCCGGGCCCAGGCGGCGCGGGAGATCGCAGCCCGGGCGGCGCTGGGAGCCCGGGCCCAGGTGGGTTACCTGCAGCAGCGGGTGGCCGAGAACCAGCGGGCCAGCGAGATCTGCACAAAGCTGCGGGCAAAACTGGACGAGGATGCCCGAGCCCGGGACTTTGCGATCGGCGGGCTGCTCAAGAGCGAGGCGGAGAACCTGCAGGACGCGGCAGAAACCGGCCTTGTGGTGTACAGTGAGCCGGGCAGCTACGACCGGCGGCTGGAGGACGATGAGCGGAAGGAGCTGGAACAGCAGCTGGAGCGGTACGAGGCGCTGGCCATGACCGACAAGGACGCGGCGAACGTGACCACGGTGCTGCTGAACGCTGCGGCCAATGCGGCGGCGCTGGTGCCGCGGGACGAGGGCGGCAGCCAGAGCGCTGCCCCGGCGGTGCTGATGGAAGCAAAGGACGACGCAGAGCAGCAGGAGGTGGTGCTGGATGGCACGGCAGGAGATTAACGGCCGGCCCATCATCTGGCGGCCGCAGCCGAGGCAGGCGGCCTTTATGCGGCGCAGCGAGGACGAGGCCCTGTACGGCGGGGCGGCCGGCGGCGGCAAGAGCGACGCGCTGGTGATCGAGGCGCTGCGGCAGGTGGATGTGCCCAACTACCGGGCATTGATCCTGCGCAAGACCTTTCCCCAGCTGCGGGAGCTGATCGACAAGACCATGCAGTACTACAAGCCCGCATTCCCCAAGGCCCGGTACAATGCCAGCAACCACTGCTGGACCTTCCCCAGCGGGGCGAAGATCTATTTTGGCAGCATGTTCCGGTCCCAGGACAAATACAACTACCAGGGCCAGCAGTTTGATTTTATCGGGGTGGACGAGCTGACCCACTTCACCTGGGAAGAGTACAGCTACCTGATGAGCCGCAACCGCCCCAGCGGGCCGGGCACACAGGTGTACATCCGGGCCACGGCCAACCCCGGCGGCATCGGCCACGGGTGGGTGAAGGCCCGGTTCATCACGCCGGCACCCCCGGGCACCCGGATGGTGCAGCTGGTGGACGTGAAGAAGCCGGACGGTACCGTGGAAAAGCTGCGGCGCACGCGGGTGTTTATCCCCTCCACCATCTTTGACAACCCGGCACTGCTGAAAAATGACCCGGGGTATCTGAACAACCTGGCGTCCTTACCGGAGGCGGAGAAGCAGGCGCTGCTCTATGGCAGCTGGGACAGCTTCAGCGGCCAGGTGTTCACCGAGTGGCGCAACGACCCGGCCCACTACGAGGACCAGCGGTGGACCCATGTCATCAAGCCGTTCCGCATTCCGGCACACTGGAAAATCTGGCGCGGGTACGACTTTGGCTACTCGCGGCCCTTCTCGGTGGGGTGGTACGCAGCGGACGAAGAGGGCAGGCTGTACCGGATCAAGGAGCTGTACGGCTGCGACGGTACGCCGAACGAAGGCCTGAAGATCAACCCGGTGGAGCAGGCCCGGCGCATAAGGGAAGCGGAAGAGAACGACCCGATGCTGAAAGGCCGGGTGATCCAGGGCGTGGCGGACCCGGCCATCTTCAACGAGAGCCAGGGCGAGAGCATTGCCCAGATGCAGGAAAAGCACCCGTACTACCTGGTATGGCACCCGGGAGACCACACCCGCCTTGCCGGCAAGATGCAGATGCACTACCGGCTGGCCTTTAACGCCGAGGGGCGGCCCATGCTGCAGGTGTTTGATACCTGCAAACACTTCATCCGGACCATCCCGAACCTTGTGTACGACGAGAGCAACGTGGAGGATATCGACTCCGACCAGGAGGATCACATCTACGACGAGTGCCGCTATGTGCTGATGGAAAACCCCATCAGCCCGCGGCAGATCCAGAAAGAGACGGTACTGCGGGATGACCCGCTGGACCTGGACAGCCACAAGAGCCGCACCAGAGTGATGCGGGTGTAACCCTCTCACCGTTGCAGTCCGATGGCGCGGCGCTGCAACGGAGCTCTCCCAAAGGGCGAGCTTTTCTCAGAGGAATGGGAAGAAAAAGAGTGACAGAGTGGACAGAAAGAAACTTTTGCAGGAGCTGCTGCAGCGGTACCCGGACCCGAGAAAGACGTTGTATCCGGAAGATCGGGGCGGAATTGCCACCCCGGCGGGGGCCGGGATGCTGAACGGCCTGGGAGCACGGCCGCCGGAGCCTGTGACAGGAACGGGCCTGCAGACGGCAGGCGGCAAACCCACGGAGGATGCTGCCGGGGCGCAGGTGATCGGGCCGGAGGAGATCGCAAAGGCGGGGGAGACCCTGCAGAAATACAAGGCGGGCAAGGCGTCGCTGGACAAGCGCATTGTGGACAACGAGCTGTGGTTCCGCATGGGGCACTGGAAGAACTGCGAGAACAAGATGATGGAGGGCAAGCCCAAACCCTCCAGCGGGTGGCTGTTCAACAGCATTGCCAACAAACACGCCGACGCCATGGACAACTACCCGGAGCCCAACGTTTTGCCCCGGGCGGCGGACGACGAAGAAACGGCCAAGGCACTCTCGAAGATCATCCCGGTGGTTTTGGAGCAGTGCGACTATGAGCAGGTGTACAGCGACACCTGGTGGCGCAAGCTCAAGACCGGCACCGGCGTGAAGGGTGTGTTCTGGGACCCGACGCTGCGAGGGGGCCTTGGCGACATCAGCGTGAAGAGCGTGAACCTGCTGATGCTGTACTGGGCCCCTGGCGTGAGCGACATTCAGGAGAGCCCGAACCTGTTCAGCCTGAGCCTGGAGGACAACGAGCAGCTGGTGGCGAAATACCCCCAGTTGGAAGGCCACACCGGAAAGAGCCTGGACGTGGCCGAGTACATCCACGACGATCAGCTCGACACCACCGGCAAGAGTGTGGTGGTGGACTGGTACTACAAAAAGGCCCGGCCGCAGGGCGCGCCGGTGCTGCACTACTGCAAGTACTGCAACGGCGTGGTGCTGTACGCCAGCGAGAACGACCCGGCCCTGGCCGAGCGGGGCTTTTACGACCACGGGAAATACCCCTTTGTGTTTGACCCGTTGTTCATGGAAGAGGACAGCCCGGCGGGCTTTGGGTACATCGACGTGATGAAGGACACCCAGACCGCCATTGACGAGATGAACCACGCCATGGACGAGAACGTGAAACTGGCAAGCAAACTGCGCTTTGTGGTGAGCGACTCGGCCGGGGTGAGCGAGGAAGAACTGGCGGACTTCAGCCGGGACATCGTGCATGTGGTGGGGCGGCTGAACAGCGACACCTTTATGCCGCTGCAGACCAGCGTGCTGAGCGGCAACTGCATCACCTACCGGGACGACAGGGTGAACGAGCTGAAGGAGGTCAGCGGCAACCGGGACGTGAGCCAGGGCGGCACTACCAGCGGCCTGACCGCGGCCAGCGCCATTGCGGCCCTGCAGGAAGCGGGCAGCAAGCTGAGCCGGGACATGCTGAAAAGCGCGTACCGCTCCTTTGCGAAGGAGTGTTACCTGATCATTGAGCTGATGCGCCAGTTCTACGACGAGCAGCGGGTGTTCCGCATTACCGGAGAGACGGGGCAGACCGAGTACACCCCCTTCAGCGCGGCGCAGCTGCGGGCCGTGCCGGGCGGCGAGATCGGCGGGGTGCGGCTGGGCGACCATGAGCCGGTGTTTGACATCACGGTGAGCGCGGCCAAGAAGAGCACCTTCAGCCGTCTTTCTCAGAACGAGACGGCGAAAGAGTGCTACCAGATGGGCTTCTTTGCGCCTGCCAACGCCGACGCGGCCCTGGCGGCGCTGGACATGATGGACTTTGAAGGCATTGAGAAGGTGCGCCAGCGGGTGAGTGAGAACGGCACGCTGTACACCCAGCTCCAGCAGATGGCACAGCAGCTGCAGAAGATGGCAGCCATCATCGACCAGCAGAACGGCACCAACGTGAGCGAGGCGGCAGGAGCGGCAGCGCAGGCGGCGGGCAGCACGGGTGGCGGCAGCGGCAGTAGCAATGTGACCCGCAGCACCACCAACAGCCTGGGCGCTGCGGTGGGCGAAGGGAACAACAGTCTCTCGACACAGGCGGCCAAGCGGGCCATGGATGCGAACAACCCGAACAAGGAATGACCCTCTCAGTGCGCAGTCCGGCCGGGGCCGGAGCTGCTTGCAGCTCTCCCGAAGGGCGAGCTCTGCTTAGAGGAATGATTTTGAAAATTGAAGCGGGAGGAAACGATGATCAGAGCGACAGTTGCAAGAACGGTGTGGAACAGTGGTGTGACCGGCTACGAGGTAAAGGCCGAGGGCCACGCCGGTGCGGGCGAGTACGGGCGGGACATTGTGTGTGCTGCGGTGAGCGTGCTGCTGCAGACGCTGGCCAACGAGGTGACGGAAGCAGCCCGGGCGGGCCTGCTGGCCGTGGGCGTTGTGGCCCATGGCGACGGCTGGATGAAGGTGGAAATGACCCCCACCGACCAGACGCAGGACATGGCGGACGCCTGGGTGGAGCTGGTGCAGGACGGCATTGACGCCCTGGCCGAGAGCTACCCGGAGAACGTGGAACTGGAGGTGCACTATGTGTATGCCGATACCAAGGAACCGGAACCTGACAAGCTGGCGGACATGGTGAGCGGCAAGATGAACCTGCAGTATTTCGCAGAAGGCGGAGACGGCGGCGCAGGGGCTGCAGAGGGCGGTGCGGCGGAAGCGGCCGCCCCGGCGGTGCAGGAGCCTGCCCTGCGGCCGGCACAGGAGCGGCTGGCACGGCGCAGCGGGGCGCTGAAGGGGAAGGCGGCAGGCGGGGAGAAACTCCCCCAGCCGCCTGCGGGCGGCAGCCCCCTCAAGGAGGGGGCCTCTGGCAGTGAGAGTGACCCGGCGGAAGCGGAGAAGCACCAGGAACCTGCCAAGGAGCCCAAGGCCGAAAAGACCCCGGAGGAGCGCCGGAGAGCCTTTGGCGAGATGGTGCAGGGCGAATACAGCGACGTGTTCCAGGAGATGATGCAGCGGGCCATTGATAAGGCCACGGAGAACATCCGGCAGAATCCGCAGGTGGCGCGGCTGACCCAGGCACTGGCCAATGCCTACGGCGTGGACACCGATGACATGGACGGCCTGATCGAGGCGGTGGAGAACGGCCGCGTGAAGGACGAGAAATATTACGAGGACCTGGCCCAGCAGCGGGGTGTGAGCGTGAAAACGGCCCGGGAGCTGGACAAGATGGAGAGCGACCTGAAGCGCAGCAACACCCGCAACGCGCAGCTGCAGGCCATGCAGCAGGAAGCGACCCGCCAGCAGCGGGTGAGCCAGATCCAGGCACAGTGGGAGGCCCAGGCCGCCCAGCTGAAGACCCAGTACCCGGATTTTGAGCTGCAGGAGGTGCTGGCCAACGAGCAGGTGGCCGACCTGATGCGCCGGGGCGTGAGCCTGCCGGACGCTTACCGGGCCGCCTACTTTGACCACATCATGCAGCAGGCCACGGCCCAGACCGCCCAGAAGGTGGAGCAGGGCGTGGCGGCGCGCATCCAGCAGAGGGCCAGCAGACCCGGCGAGAACGGCACCCGGCCCGGCGGCGCGGTGACCACCCATGTGGACGTGGCCAGCATGAGCCGCCGCCAGCTGGAGGACCTGGAACGCAGGGCACGCCGGGGCGAGAAGATCACACTGTAAGACTTCCCACACGAGGGTGTGAGAACATAAACCTTTGAAGGAGGACCAAACCATGAAATGGAAGAAGTTGAACCTGCAGCTGTTTGCGGATGCGCACGAGCAGCTGCAGAACACCACCGGCAGCTCCGGCATGAGCGCCGAGATGAAGACCTTTTACGAGCGCCGCCTCATCGACCAGGCGCTGCCGGCGCTGGTGCATGACCAGTTCGGCGACAGCTACCCGATCCCGGCCAACAACGGCAAGACCATCGAGTTCCGCAAGTATGACGCGCTGCCCAAGGCCACCACGCCCCTGACCGAGGGCGTGACCCCGGAAGGCCAGGCCCTGACCGTGACCACGGTGACCGCTGAGGTGCACCAGTACGGCGGCTGGGTGCCCCTGACCGATATGGTGCAGATGACCACCATTGACAACAACGTGGTGCAGGCCACCAGCGTACTGGCCAGCCAGTCCGGCCGCACCATGGACACTATTGTCCGGGACATCCTGTGCGGCGGCACCAACGTGATCTACGCCCCCAAGATCGGCACGGGCGGTGCAGAGACCCCGGTGACCAGCCGTGCAGGCCTGGACGCCACCGCTCAGCTGACGGTGGACCTGATCGACCAGGCGGTGGCCCAGCTGAAGGTGCAGAACGCAGACCCCATCGGCTCTGCTGGCGGCAGCTATGTGGCCATCATCCACCCCTATGCGGCCTACGACATCAAGAAGGACCCCAACTGGGTGGAGGCCCACAAGTACGCCAGCCCTGAGGAGATCTTTGAGGGCGAGATCGGCAAGATCAACAACGTGCGGTTTGTGGAGACCAGCGAGGCCAAGATCTGGACCGGCACCGGCTGCCCCTCGGGCCTTGCGGTGTTTGGAACCCTGGTGCTGGGTGCCCACGCCTACGCCACCACCGAGCTGGAAGGCGGCGGCCTGCAGCACATTGTGAAGCAGCTGGGCTACGGCGACGACCCGCTGAACCAGCGCGCCTCTGTGGGCTGGAAGGCCGTGAAGACCGCCGAGCGTCTGAGCGAGCAGTATATGGTGCGCATTGAGAGCTGCAGCGCCCGCTACAGCGCCAAGGCGAAGGCAAACTGAGGAACGGAGGATGAACACAAAATGGCAGTGAAGAAAGAAACCGCCCAGCAGGCTGCAGAAGCAGCCACCCAGGACACCAAGGACGTGCAGGCGGAGAAGCCCGCCACCGAGGTGATCCACCTGTTCAAGGACAACGGCCGCTACTCCAGCGCCCGCTTTGTGAGTGTGAACGGCGAGGCGTACCTGATCCAGCGTGGTGTGGACGTGGAGGTGCCTGCGGCAGTGGCCGAAGTGCTGCGCCACAGTGAAGAGATGGACAATGCGGCCAACGCGAAGATCGAGGCGGCCCAGGCGGCGGCGCAGAACGTGCCGGCACTGCAGAAGCTGTAACCCTCTCACCGGCCCCGTCCGCCAATGGCGGCGCGGATGCCGGAGCTCCCCCGAAAGGGGAGCCACGAATCAAAGAAGAATACACCCGGTACGGCAGGCACTTGCTGTGCCGGGTGTTTTTGCTAAGGAGGAAAGCCGATGACGGCAGGAAAGGCTTTGGAACTGGCCGACCAGATGCGGCCGAACAACGACTTTAGGGACGAGATGAAGCAGATGTGGCTGCGCCAGTGCGACGCGCGGCTGCGGCAGACGGTGGTGAACCGCTCGGCCTGCGGTGACTTTGACGCGGTGGGGGCGGACATGGCCGGGGACGGGCTGGAGTATGACACCCAGCTGCTGGCACCGGATGCCTTCAGCGCACTGTACCAGCACTGGCTGTGCGCCCAGATGGACCTGGCCCTGGGCGAGACGGCCCGGGCGGTGAACGAGCTGCAGATGTACAGTGACTACTGCCAGGAGTTTGCAGCTTGGATGCGGCAGAAATACCCCCCGGCGGGCGGGGTGCAGTGGAGGTATTGAGAGATGATCGACGGGACGAACCTGAACCAGCTGACCGGCAGCCGGCAGCTGTTGCGGGCCTTTGGGGGCATCAACGAGACCTACAGCTGCAGCGAGGCGGAGCTCTCGGCGGCGCTGAATTTTTCCGGCAGGGGATTTCCGGCGCTGCAGACCAGGGCCCTGCGCAAGAAGGTGCGGGATGTGGAAAAAGTAAACGGCATGTACCACCTGAACGGGCTGCTGATCTGCCGGGGAATGGGGCTGGAATACGCACCGGACGGGCAGGCGGGCCGCACGGCGGCGGTGACTCTGGAGAATGTGCTGACCGATGACCGCAAGGAACTGGCCGGCATGGGCAGCAAGGTGCTGATCTGGCCGGATAAGCTGGCCTTTGACACTGAGACCGGCCAACTGGAGCCGCTGGGGGCGAAGTGGGAGCTGGGCGACCGGAAGATGACCGTGTGCCCCTGCGACACGGAGGGCAAGGTATACGAGGTGGCCGGTGCAGGCGACACGGAGCCAGAGAGCCCGGAGGACGGGCAGCTGTTTTTGAAGGGCGCCGCCGGGAACCTGTACGACTATGAGAGCGTGCTGGAAAAGTGGAGCGCCAAGAGCGGCAAGTGGGTGCAGGTGCTGGTGAACACAGTGCGCATGACCTGCCCGGGGATCGGGAGCCTGCTGAAGGAGGGCGACACGGTAACCCTGACCGGCATGCCGCAGGCGGTGTGCGACGCGCTGGCGGCAGACCTGAACGGGGAGATCGTGGTGCAGGCGCTGGAGGGGGACGACCTTGTGGCCAGCCTGACCCCGGCCCAGGACAGCAGCCGGTACTATGGCAGCTGGACGGTGACGGCCACGGGCACCAGCTGGCGCAGCCTGGACGGGGTGCGCACCGAGAACGAGGGTCTGGCCGTGAGCATCACGCTGGAGCGGCGGGTGCCGGAGCTGGACTTTGTGACGGAGCAGGGCAACCGGGTATGGGGCTGCAGCAAGAAGGAGAACACCATTTACGCCTGCCGCCTGGGCGACCCCACCAACTGGTACAGCTACCGGGGCATTGCAGCGGACAGCTACGCCGTGAGCGTGGGCAGCGACGGCACTTTTACCGGCGCGGCCAGCTGCATGGGGTATGTGCTGTTCTTCAAAGAGAACTGCATCCACAAGCTGTACGGCTCCAAACCCAGCGACTACCAGCTTTCCAGCGTGCGGTGCCGGGGCGTGGCAGCCAACGCCGCCCACAGCCTGTGCGTGCTGAACGAGACGCTGTATTACCTTTCGCCCGGCGGGGTGATGGCATGGGACGGCAGCCTGCCCAGCAAGGTGTCCGGCGCGCTGGACACCGGGAAGCTGACGGGAGCCGCGTGGTGCGCGGCCGGAAGCCTGGACGCGCGGTATTACCTGTACCTGCGCCGCCAGGGGGACAGCGCCGGGCGGCTGCTGGTGTACGACACGGAGCGGGGCCTGTGGCACGAGGAGAGCGCCGTGGGTTACGAGATGGCCAGCACCGGCCGGCAGCTGTACCTGTGGGACGGCCGGGCCCTGTGGGCGGCAGACCCCGACCGGGAAACAGAAGGGGAAGCCGAGGCGGCGCTGCAGTTTGAAGCGGTGAGCGGAGACATTGGACTGACCGAGACGGATGACAAATACATCAGCCGGATCACCCTGCGGCTGGACGCCCAGACCCACAGTGTGGTGACGCTGGCGGCGAGCTACGACGGCGGACCCTGGGAGACCCTGCGCACGGCGGCCGCCACGGGAGACCATGCCCGGCTGAACCTGCCCTTTGAGCCGCGCCGGCACGACACCATGCGGCTGAAGTTGAGCGGCACGGGGCAGATCGCTTTGCGGAGCATGGCCTTCACGCTGGCAGGCACCACCGGCGGCCGGGTGACCGGGGCCGGGCCGAGAAAGTGAGGGATGAACATGGCGAGTTTAGCAGGGCTGAACGGCATCAGCCTGCCCAGCTTTGGCAGCAGCATGGACCCGGAGGACGCCCGGGCGCTGCGCAACTACCTGTACCAGCTGCAGGAACAGCTGGGCTACGTGCTGACCAACCTGGACAGCGAGAACATGAGCGAGAATTTTTTGAGCAGTAAGGGGGAGACGGAATGAGCAGACTGAGCAATGCCCGGACGGAACTGGAGAACTACGAAAAGACCCGCCCGGCGGACTATGTGAGCCAGTACCAGCCGAAGATCAAGGACGTGATGGGCCAGCTGGACGGCATGAAAGAGTTTGACTACGACCCGGACGCAGATACGGCCTACCAGCAGTACAAGAGCCAGTACACCCGCTCGGCCAAGCTGGCGAACCAGAACGCCCAGGCCAACGCGGCGGCCCAGACCGGAGGCTACAGCTCCAGCTACGGCACCCAGGCGGGCCAGAACGCCTACACGGCCACCATGAACAACCTGGACAACGTGCTGAACAGCCTGCAGGACCAGAGCCGCAGCGAGTACACGGCCAAGCGCACCGGGCTGGAGAGCCAGCTGAGCGGACTGCAGAACGCCGAACAGCAGGACTACCAGAACTACCAGAAGGACATGGCCAACTGGATGGACGGGCTGCAGTACCGCCAGAACGAGTACGACAAGGCCAGCAGCGAGAGCAGCCAGCGCACCAGCAGGTGGCTGAACGGCATTCTGAGCGCGGTGCAGCTGGCGGCGCAGATCTTACCGTTCTTTTTTGTGTAAGGAGGGGACACCATGGGAACCATTGCGAGACTGAACACGGCAAAGAAGAAGCTGGCCCAGGCCGAACAGGCTATGCCGGGGGCCTACCAGAACAACTACACGGACAGCATCAACCAGAAGCTGGGGCAGCTGGCGGATGCCAGCCTGACCGGCAGCACCGGAGTGGACACGGACGCCCTGAATGCCGCCTACCAGCAGTACCGGGCAAACAGCGTGGCCAACGCCCAGAACGGCGCGGCGGCCGCTGCCGGCACGGCCAATACCCTGGCGGGCGGGTACGGTGCGGACTGGGCCAAGACCGCGGCGAACCAGGCGGCAGGGGAGCAGATCGCAGGCGTGGACAACAGCCTGAGCAGCCTGCGAGCGGACGCTTTGCAGAACTGGAAGCAGAAGATGAGTGACACCACCAGCGTGCTGGACGACCTGCTGGGCCAGCAGAGCCTGGAACGCAGCGAGTATGACGGCAGCGTGAGCAATGCCCAGAACTGGCGGGACTACCTGAGCGGCCGGGTGGACACGGCACGGCAGGAGAACAGCGACTTCTGGAACAATGTGTGGAACGTTGTGAAGGGCGTGGGCAACGCGGTGAAGACAGGGTACGATGCCTACCAGGGCTATTACCAGTGGGACAAGGAGTTTGAACTACAGAAGCAGCAGTATGCGGACAGCCTGCAGCGCACCCAGCTGAGCGACCAGATCAGCGCCATGGAACAGGCGCAGGCCTTTAAGCAGGCGGGCTTTGATGACCTGGCAGCCCAGACCCTGACCAAGTACGGACTGGACAGCACGATGCTGGACGCCTGGGAGGGCATGAGCGATACCCAGAAGGACAAGATGGCGGCCCTGCTGCAGGGCGCAAGCCTGGCGGGCAGCGGCAACGACACGGCAGCAAAGAATTACCTGCAGATGGCAGGACTGAGCGGGGACAGCACGGACAGCTACGGCACCATTGCCGGGCGGCTGAACAGCTCGAACCTTGCATACCAGCAGGCGCTGCTGGGACTGCAGCAGCGGTACAAGACCACGGGCACCGGAAGCACGAGAAGCGGTGGGAGCAGCTCGGGAAGCAAGAGCGGCGGCTACACGACCAGCCAGCTGCAGCAGATGGCAAACAAATTTTCCAGCATGAAGGGCACCGAGCCCCTGTACGACTTTTACAAGCGGACCCTGATCAATGCGGGATGGATCAAGGCAGACACCGGCACCAAGGCCAGTACCCAGAGCGCGGCGGGAGGAACCGGAGCGGGAAAGGCGGGAACCACGACCAGCAAGCTGCCGGCAGCGACCACCAAAACGCCGTGGAGCACCAGCGGCACGGTGGACGGCGTGGCGGGGGCGTCGGTGAGCATGGCCAGCCCGAAAGGCGGCAATTACAATACGGCGCTGCGAGAAGCACAGCAGATGGCAAACAATGGCTATGACATGGCCCAGATCACCGAGTATCTGATCCGGAAAAATTACAGCGACAGCACCATCAGTCAGGTGTCGCAGACTATGGGATGGTAAAGGAGGAGCAACATGAGCCTGAGTGTAGAACAGGTGCGCCAGATGCGGGAGCAGATTAAAGCGAATGACGCCGCAAAAACCGCAGCCCAGAAGAAGACGACGACCCAGACGGCCAAGACCACACCGGCGGCACCGGCAGCCAAGAGCGCCGGCACGGGCCTGAGCGTGGCCCAGGTGGCGCAGATCCGCAGCCAGATGACGGCTGCCCCCGCCAGCACCAGCCGCCTGCAGACGACGGCCAGCACCCCGGCCTGGACCGGCGGCACGCGGCAGGTGCTTGGCACGGTGAGCGCGGACACGCTGGGCAAGCAGGTGCTGGCGGATATGGCCAGCAACACGGGCAGCCCGGTGGCCACGGACCGGCAGGAGGACTACGAACCGGGCTGGAACTATGTTGGTAGCGACAACGCCCCGAAACAGCGGGCCATTGCGCAGGGCACCTACGGCAGCTACGCCAAGGCGGCGCAGAAGGTGGGAAACGCCCTTGCCAAGGACCGGCAGACCGACCGCTTTGACGAGCTGAACCAGTGGATGGACGAAAGCCCCCGGCACCGGGAGGTGGTAGACCTGCTGCGGCAGAAGGAGTACACCACTCAGGAGGACAAGGGCGTTGCCCCGGAGCAGGCCGTGCAGGTAACCGGTACAAAGCAGCGGTACAGCCCCGGAGACCTTTTGAAGATGGGGTACACGGCCCAGGAGATCAACGAGGCCCGGGCATACATCCGGGAATATGATGCCTTGCCGGTGACTGACCGGGCGGTGCGCCGCACGGCGGACGCCACGAAGGGCATTGCAGCCACGGTGGCGTCGGTGGTGCCCATGGCGGGCGAGATGACCACCCAGGGCGTGAAGGACATCCGGGCTACCCAGAAAAACGAGGCGGCGCTGGACAAGGAACTGGAAGGCGATGCCCGGGGCAAGGAACTGAAAGACCGGATCACGGCGGTGGACATGGACTATAACCCCCAGTACACCGACGAGGATCTGCGCGGCATGGGCTACAGCCAGAGCGAAATTGACACCATGCGCAGCCGCATTGCCGGGACGGTGCAGAAAACGGCGCTGGATAAAGACACGAGCCTTGGCCACCAGCTGTACAATTACGGCCAGCAGCGCAAGGCAGCGGCCCAGGCGGGCCTGAGCCCGGCGGCCAAAACAGCCATGGGCGTTGCCACCAGCGCAGCGGAAAACCTGGCTGTTGCGGGCGTGAGCCCCTACCTGGTGCTGCCGGTGCTGAGCGCCCAGGGCGCGGCCGAGAGCATGGGCCAGGACGTGGAGAAGGGCACCAGCGCCGGCCAGGCTGTGGGCGTGGGCCTTGCAAAGTTTGGCGCAGGCTGGGCCATCAACAGCGTGGGCGTGGCGAACATGGCCCGCAGCATGGGCGTGGACTATGCCCGGGACACGGTGGCCGGAAAGCTGGCAGACCTTGTGCGCAGCTCGAAGCTGGTGAGCGGGCTGGGCAACAGCCAGTTGGCCGCCAACACGATCTCCGGCGGCGTGGACAATGCGGTACAGGCCTTTGTGGAGACCTATGCGGACAAGATCATTGATGCCACGCTGGGCGGCGACCAGCAGGCCGCCGACGAGCTGCTGCAGAGCGACACCTTTTTGCAGGCGCTGCAGAGCGGCCTGACGGGTGGTGCCTCCGGTGCGCTGGGCGGTGCCGTGGGCACGGGGCTGGGTGCCATGAGCCGGACGCTGGACGCCCGGGCCGGAACCGAAACGGCTGCCCCGGTGCAGGCGGACACCGAGAGCCG